AATATTTAACACAGAAAGCTGCCGGTTATATGTTGGCCGCAGCAAATGCTTCCAAATCAGAAAATAGTTCATCAAAAAATAAACAAAATAAGAAGAAATAGTTGTTATTTATTAACATTTATAAGTGACTTTTATGCGTCATTACTATAATAAAAACAGAAAAACTTACTTAAATTTTGTCCCATTTTAAATCTTCAAGGGTTTAAAAATATGAACAGGATTAACAAGAGTTGCAGTTGCAAAATGCTTCTTTAAAATCGCAAGGTGCCGACCCTTTCATATGGTAGATGCACGCCAAAAATGTCAAAATTGGAATGCCAAACATTAGCGACAGTATTGAATAAACTATAATCGTCACTGTTTCTTGACTCAATGTAGAAGACGTTTCGGTTGTTGAAGAATTGGTGGTGGTGGTGGTAACAGTAACATTTGCGGTAAAATTGACATTGCTTTCTACGCATGAAATAAATGTAAACAATATTGACAATGATAAATATAATGTCAATATTGTTTTTCTTGATGCATTATCATGATGTTTCATGTGATTTTCTGGTTACTTGAGATATATTAAAATGAAACATTTATTTTCAATTTTTATTTATTACAAAAATATAAATTGAAAAGTTTTCGATTACTTTTAAAATGTTCAGTGTTCGAACTGACAACAAGTCAACTCAATTATATCATGCAAACTGCAGCCACAGCCACAGGAAAATCCAAGTCAGGACTAGGCAAGTCGTCAGGAATGAAGCGAAGGAACAAGAAGGAGGCATCTGAGTGGTTTCAGAGTCTATCACACATTGAGCAATTATTAGTGAAACAAGAATCAAACACATCATCATCCTCATCAAAAGAGAGAAAACCAAAAAAAGAAATGCACGAGCGCGAGCGTGAACTGCTACTCAAACGACGTTCCGAGCATGAAGCACGCATGAAAGCCCAGTTGCAATCCAAAGCGGAAATCACAAAACAAATACAAAAATGTCAAGAAATGCGCCGCCAACTGATTCCATACCACATGAGGTTGTTCCAGATGAGGTTGAAACAGATGCATCTGCATGATGATGATTATACAAGGTCTTCCCATTTCCAATTCAAGCTTGGCATGATGGAATGCGGTATTTCAAATCAAATACGGTTGATACAAAATGAAGAAAAAGTCCTTTTCGACATGCAACACAAACACCACTTCATAAAAAAATCAATCACAGAAATTATTGAAAAAAGAAAAACATCCTCGTTTTCCAAGCTCTACACAAGAGTTCAAACAAAAAATTATGTGGATGACGTCTACAAAATGGTGACAGTGTAAATTATTATAAATTCTAATTTGCACTTGTTATTGCACTATTGGCAGTGTGGATTACTGTAACATAGCAGTCTATTCTGTTTATGTCTTTATATTGTCTTGCTTTTTGTTTTTATTTTCAATTTTTATTTTAATTATTTTTACTTTCGCTTTTAAAATCAAAAGCAATCATAATTACCATTTATTTTTTTTCACACTGATTTTGGGTCCCGCTCCTTTTTTGTTGATGTTTTTCGGGTCATACGCCTCCTCTTCGTCGTCAGAATTCAAATCCTTGCTCATCTCCCAGAATTCTTTACTACCGAGTTTAAACGGACCGTGCTGTTGCGCCTTGTACCAGAAAATTTGGTCCTGTAGCTTATTCGATTTGGCGTTGTTATTTATCACCAAACACTCGAAATTTTCAGTGCACTGGTCCATGACCTGACAGAACGACTCAAAGGTCGGAAACATGCCCGCATAATTTTCATAGATTCGTTTTCGGTTACCTATGTACGGCTCTCGCAGGATAAACACGTAGTCAATGTTGGTTCTCAAATTGGGCGGAATGCCTAAAGGATATTGCATTGTGATGACCAGCATAATCTTCCAGTGTCTCCCGTTCATGAAGAGGAGACGCATCATAGTGTCGCGTGTCCATTTATTATCGAACAAGCAATCATCGAGGACGACGAATGTTCTAGGGTCTATGGTGCTTCTTTTATAAGATTCCATTTCTTTTTTGACTTGTTTCAGAACTGCTTTTTGTCGTTTCAAGATATTTTCAATGATGGCGGTATTGTATGCGTCATGGATGAATAGTTTCGGCACGTGTTCTCCAAAGAATCCGTTGCCTGCTTCTGTTCCTGAGATGACGGTTCCGATGGGGATGTCCTGGTGGTAATACATGAGGTCTTTCACGAGGAAACTTTTACCGGTATCACGACGACCGATGAGGACGATAACAGGACCTTTATTTTCATCTGGTCTAAAGCTGATGGAGCGCATATCAAATTTCCCTAGTTCTAAATTCATATTTTAATATGCTTGTTTAAAATTGAATGAATGTGCTATATATCCTGTAATAATAAAAAAAATGCATGTGTTGAACTAATTTGAATTTAGTATAATAATAAATGTAATAAAAGTATAAGTATAAGTTTAAATAGTTGTATTTTTCTATTTACAGAAAGTAATATTTCATTTATTTGCCGTTGATGTCGTCTATTCCTCTTGTTTCTGCCGTTATTCCGCCTCCGCCTCCAGTTATTCCTGTTCTTGATGCCGATACAAATACTAATGTTTCGAATGTTTCGGAAGATGATGAATTAAAATTTAAATTGTTTTACCAAAAACCAAAAAATGATAATGTTCTTAAAGATTTAGAAGTGTCATTAATGGGATTAAAAAAATGTCAAAACTATATTCCGATTTATTCGAAATTTTTCTCTTTTAATGATACAAACTATAATTCAATCAACCTGAATCAAAAACACAGCGCCAAGTCAATATTGGCTAATGCTGCATCACCAGATGATGATTGTATATCAAAGAACTGTGGAAATGCAATTATTTTTCCGAATCCTAATTCAAATTCAAATCAATGTAAAAAGGATGGCGACAGTGCGACTACTCCTGTATTTTTCAAATTCTCTCCATTGCTTGACCCGATTAAATATTTAGCTGGAAGTTACAATTTCAAGGGAACTGCTGTTAAAGCGGATGGAGGGATAGACGGAGTCCGCTCGTCGTGTTTTCTAGATTCCTTATTAAGCTTGCCATCCATTCATTCAACTCCATTTTCTTTTGATTCAACAAATTCTGTAAATGTTGAAGAAGGACAAAAGTATAACCATTATAAAATATTAGACACCAATAATTCGGCATATGTCGACGGATTCTTTTCTTATTTATCGAGCCAGTTATTAAACACGCATGGATTTATTCATGGTATTGACTTTTACGGCGCATATTTGGCAATTCAAGACGAATTTACAATTAATATTATTGATGACTATGATTACCTAATGAAGAATGATTTTTTTAAAGAAAAAAATGGGACTCTTTTTAAATTTGATGAAACAGTATTTGAAGATTATAGTGACGATGATGACGATGATGACAAAAACGGTCAATGTAATAAAAAGAAAAAACAAACTAAAAATCGTAATCGTAATCCTAAATTGAACATCAATGAAGATAAAAACATAGATATTCAAGTTGACATTGATGTTGATACTCTTTTTAATGATAGTGTTGACATAGATGTTCTAACCGAGCTAACTGAGCTGACCGATTCACATATTTTCAACCCTGAAAGCAGCGAAGAATATAATATTAATAACATGTCATGTGATTCCTCGTCATCTTCAGTTTCATGTTCTTCAAGGTCGTCGCACACAACAACAGACAACGATAACAATGATGATGCGCGTTCAACTGATGACGACAGCGACCGAAACAGTAAAAGTGATGACAATGACAGTAATAGAGATGACAGTAATAGCGATGGCAGCGGAGGGACAGAATCGACATTTGAAACGATTAACGACGATGATGACGATGATGACGATGATGACGATGGCGACAACTATGAAGAAGAAGAAGTATTGAATGCGGTTATTTACAAATTTCCTGTTGAAGTTATTATGCTTGAGCGTTGCACAAAAACGCTCGATTGGTTAATGGTAAATGATATTCTCTCCGATGGAGAATGGGAAGCCGCATTAATGCAAATCGTCATGACGCTGGCAACATATCAAAAAATATTTTCATTTACGCACAATGACCTCCACACAAATAATGTCATGTTTATTGATACAGATAAAGAATACATTTATTATTTTTTTAACAAGAAATATTACAAGGTTCCGACGTTTGGTAGAATATTTAAAATTATTGATTTTGGTCGGTCAATTTACAAATTTAATTCCACTCTGGTTTGTAGCGACAGTTTTCATAAAAGCGGAGATGCTGCCACGCAATACAATTGCGAACCATATTTTAATGACAAAAAACCGTGCATTCAGCCAAATTTCAGTTTCGATTTGTGCAGACTGGGTTGCTCGCTCTTTGATTTTTTTATTGAAAATATGGAAGATGTTGCGCGCGAGTGTAAAAAAAA